TAAATTGGCTGACTTTAAAGAAACCGCGCACGTTCAATCAATGATTGAAAAAGTTAAAAAAGAAGCGCCTGCGCACCCTTATGATACTGCGCAAGCGTTGGACAACTTGACTGAAGGTAAACCTCAAGTTAAACGTGCAGTAGAGGATATATTGGCTACACTTAATGACCAACGGAAATTTGCTGAGTTGGCATCTAGCGGGCGTAAAGCGAAAGAAGGGACAATTAAAATGGCGTCTGAAGCTACGCCAACGTTACCTTTTTCGTTAACTGAAGGCTTTTCGTTAGTTAAATGGATTCACACTTCTTTACTAAAATCTGCGGATACTAAACTTGCAGATAAAATTTCTAATGAGCTAATGAATTCTGAATCTTTTGCTAGGGCTTTAGAACGCGCGCAACAGGCGGACGAATATGCAATTCCCTCTGCCGCAATAGATTATGGTAGAATCCTCCCACGCACTGCTGCTGGCGCAGTCACTTCAATAACAGGAGAAAAATAATGGCTTTTAATGGCTCTGGGACATATAACCTACCCGCTGGCAACCCCGTTGTTACCGGCACAACGATTTCATCATCAACAACTAACACAACCAACAGTGACATTGCAACGGCGTTGACAAACTGTATCACGCGTGACGGTCAGTCTACGCCGTCAGCTAACTTGCCAATGAACGCTAAAAAACTCACAGGACTTGCCGCTGGCACGGCTGCTGGAGATAGTGTGCGCTATGAACAGGTGGTGCTTTCTGCTTCATTAGGCACAAACGTAGCGACGTTTCTTGCAACACCCTCAAGTGCTAACTTAGCGGCTGCGTTAACGGATGAAACGGGGTCTGGTGCTAATGTATTTGCAACTTCACCTACGCTTGTCACGCCTGTGCTTGGCACACCTTCTAGCGGTACGCTGTCATCTTGTACGGTTGATGGAACAAATGGCGTTGGGTATATCAATATCCCGCAAAACAGTCAATCTGCCGCCTACACACTCGTTGCTGCGGATGCAGGTAAACATATTTTTCACCCAAGCACTGACGCTAATGCTCGGACTTTTACTATTCCTGCAAATAGCTCGGTAGCGTATCCGATTGGTACAGCAATTTCGTTTGTTAACATGACATCTCAAGTCGTTAGTATTGCAATCACGTCTGACACGATGTATTTAGCTGGCACAGGCACAACAGGCACACGTTCACTCGCGCAATACGGCACAGCGACAGCACTTAAAATGACATCGACAACTTGGATTATTTCTGGTGCGGGGTTAACTTAATATGAGTGGAATTCAACAAATGCTAACTGGTGGGACTTATAAACCTGCCGGTCCAACTGTAATTGGTCAAGCGTTCGGTGGTGGGTTTTATGCTGGTAAGATTAATGTTTCTGGTACGCAATATTATCTAATTGTTGCCCCTAAAGCATCTGGCGAAAATTCAAGTAGAACGTGGGGAGGGTATGGTGTAAATACAGGATTTACTTCTGTGATTAACGGACCTACAAATTCTGCTAGTGAAGCTGCGTTAGGTGCAGCTTATCAAGCCGCTGTATTTTGCGAAGGACTGACTATTGGCGGCTATACAGATTGGTATTTACCTGCTAGAAATGAATTAGAAGTGTTGTATTACTTCTTAAAACCTACGACAACAGCTAATGATACAAGTACCGGCTCAAACGCCAACGCTGTATCACCAGAGCCAATAAGTACCAATTACTCTAGCGGTTCACCAGCTCAAACCGGAGCAGGGATAGGGTTTAGAACTGGTGAAACGAATGCGTTTGCCTCTGACAACTATTGGTCTTCTACTGAGGATGGTTCTAACTTTGCATGGGTACAGAACTTCACTAATGGACTTCAGAACAACAACTATAAGAACTCTAGTCGCTACGTCAGAGCCGTCCGCAGAATACCAATTTAAAACAGGATAAAATTATGCATATACAATTAACAAATATTGACGCAGACACAGGAATTCTTTGCACAGAAGCTCCGATGCGAACTGGACCTACCCTCCCAGACGTAAAGGGATATCAATTCATTTTTGCAAAGGAGTCTGTTTACCCTATTGATACTAACGCTGATGGTTCGTATGCTGAAGCACCTCTTTATTATGGAACGTGCGATGGCGATGCGGATACAACATTGGTTGGCGTAGTTAAGGTGCTTTCAGAAGTTGAATTTAATGCAGATAAACAAGCTGAGCATCAAGCTAAAAAACCATATCCATCATGGATTGGCGACATCGACACAATGTCATGGCAATCGCCTTTACCTTATCCACAAGATGATAAACAGTATTATTGGGACGAGCCTTCGGTATCTTGGGTTGAGCAAACGCCTGTGGTGCAACTTCCATGAAAACTTTTGAACTAGGTTATTTTGGTAATATTTGGGTTAAGCAAAACGTCTTAGAACTTGCCGGTGAAACACACGGTGGGCATGAGCATAAGTTTGACCATGTGACATTGCTTGTATCGGGCAAGGTGTCAGTTGAAATTGAAGGTCATGCGCCTAAAGAATTTACCGCCCCAACCTTTATTGTTATTCGCAAAGAACACCAACACAAAATTACAGCAGTTGAAGATGGCACGGTCTATTACTGTGTTTACGCGCTACGCAATATGGACGGTGAGCCAATTGAAGATATTTATGGCGAACAACACGACCCAGAATCAGCCAGTGCTAGAAATGAAGGGTATTGGGAAAACATTAACCGGATAGACATATAATGGAACATTTCATCTCTCTATTATTCCTTGCAAGGGACGTTGCGCACCGTGAGCATTTGCGGACGCGTAGCTTTGCCGCGCACATAGCGCTTAACGACTTCTATCATGAAATTATTGAGCAAGCGGACGGCATTACAGAGGCGTATCAGGGCAGCTATCAGCTCCTTAAAGACCTTGAGATTATCGGCAGTAAAAATGTCGATAATATTGAAGACTTCTTAAAGAAACAAGTGACGTGGATTGATGAAAACCGCTATAAAGTCTGCGGTAAAGATGACACGCCAATTCAAAACTTGATTGATGGTATTATGGAAACCTATTTTACCGTTCTTTATAAACTTAGATTCTTGAAGTGAGGTCGAGATGCCCGACGAAGCCTGCCGTTTAGCTAAAGTAGAACAGCGCATTGATGCGCTAGAAGAAGTGTTTGAAGACAGAGGGAAAAAGCTAGATGCTATCATAGCCGCGCTTGACGAAATGAAAACCGAGCAAACGCGCTACAAAGGCTTTATTGGAGGCATCGTATTTACCGTTGGAGCGATATTTTCTTTTATTGCTTGGTGGACAAGTAAGTAATGGAGTTCTTACAGTTTGCCTCGGACGTAGGGTTTCCTATCGCGGCGGCGACTGGCGGAATGTATTTTGTCTACCTGACGCAGAAATTCTTGCTCGATAGTGTGCTTGAGAAGATTAAAAGCCTAATAGGCATCATCAAGCAACTTGATAAGCGCGTTACCGCTATGTCATGTGACATCACCAAAATTGATGATTTGGCGTCAACGGCGCTTAACATACCGCAAGAAAAAGACAGACCAAGACCACCTCCTGTTGAGAGGAAAGATTAATGGACGCCGATGCAATCGCTAAATATATTAACCAGTATGGATTCCCAATTATTGCCGCTGGCGGCATGGGTTATATTGTCTATTTTGTATGGCTTTGGGCAACCACCGTCGTAAAGCCTATCCTGCAAGAAGCCACAGACGCGCTAATTGAGCTAATCGACCAAGTGCGGGTGCTGGATAATGACATGATAAGACTGACGCAAAAACTGACCACTATTCTATTGCTACGGGAAAAGAAATGAAGATAGGCGAAAAAGGGTTAGCCCTAATTAAAGAATTTGAAGGTTGTAAGCTATTGTCATATAAATGCCCTGCGGGCGTGTGGACGATTGGCATAGGCTCAACTCGCTACGCCGATGGAACACCTGTGAAAGTCAATCAGGCGCTACCAACCGAAGCAGCGGCTTTGCATTTGCTTGCGCAAACGCTTGCCCCATACGAACACGCTGTAAACGCGGTTAAGGTCGAGCTAACGCAGAACGAGTTTGATGCGCTGGTATGCTTTTGCTATAACATTGGCACGGGCAACTTTGTTTCGTCAACGCTTGTTAAGATGCTAAAAGCCGATGAACCTAAGTCTGAAATAGCGGCGCAGTTTCTGCGCTGGA